CCAGCGACGTTGTAGTGCAACTGCGTCGCGCAGTGCAGAATGCTCTAAATGAAGAGCATCCCTAGAGACAAGAGGGTTTTTCAAGACCTCTAGCTTTAGGAAGCACTTCTGAAGAGCGCCGTAACCTTCCAATCTATCAGTACGGTAGATTGGTTTTGGGACCCAACAATTTACTTCAAATTGATGGAGCTTCCTGTTCCATCGTTTGATGGAACGAAGGCCCAAAAAGGTCGAACGGCCCAAGCCGGAACTATCCTCAGATACATAGGGCAAAGGCCCTAAGATCTTCTCCACTTGTTTAAAGAGGAGACGTGCAGTCTGCCAGTAACCCTTTTTATAAAAGAGGTTAGCGGTAGCAACGCGCGAAATTAGTCTATCGGCTTGCTGCTTGTTCTCAGGGCGCAATTTACGGATATACGTAGGTGTAACCTCGTATCCCTTGAAAGCGTCAGTACCACATGACTCTCGGAAGCTTCCGCTCACGAAAGTCTTATTGGTATTCACCTTACAATTGTATTTTCGTAGGTGATCGAGAACAACCATCGCATACGTAGACGGTACGATAATATCGTCACCATATACGTAAATGCCACGAGAAACTTTAAAACAGTTCTTGTGGCTAACAGGGAGTCGTGCAGCCTCGAGGCAAGCCACTACACATATAGTGTAGAAATACATGGCTTCCACGGGAAAGCACAGAGCGCTACCCATAGACGCAAACTTACGCAATGGAGCTATAATAGTTCCATCAGGTAATTTTGCACTAGTCGAACGACATGCGTCAACTGCACCCTGCAATGCAGGATTACAGCGAAACATCTCCAAGGCGAGTTCCCGTGGAACACGGTCACTCGCATCAGAAAGATCGATCGTTGCAAATCGACCTGTCTTCGAAGCAATCAAAGCCAAACGCTGATTAATCGATTGGTCAGTAAAGTTGACATGACCAGCCGAGAATTTAGCGGTCTCAAGGACAGAGTATAACTTGTCCCGGAGACCCTGTTGTGCATATTGCATGCATACAGGTTCTATGGCAATGATTCGGGGACTTTTCAGTGTTTTCGGAACAGCGACAACCTTTACTGGTTGTTCGTGTTCTGGCAAAACGATCGTAACTAATTTGAGCTCCTCTGCATCCAAAGGCGTTCCTAATGGATACGCATTATGGATCAGAGGGAAGTAAGGCTCAAGGCGATCGTGCCAATTGCGCCAAAGATATTTCTGGTTTCCAGAAATACCTTCAGCAGTTGCTCCGGGTCCATGCCGGGGAAGACATTCAAACGGATTAATATCCATAAGAGCGCCATCCCACAGTATAGAAGAGACAGAAAGAAATCTTTCTGTTTCCTCTCTCGGAACTGAAAACATCTGAAGAGATCGCTCGATCTCAACGAATGAGGAGAATGCGGCCGACGTCCTCTCGGACGTACAGTCGACCTCCAACTTTTTGAAGGCCAGACAAATTTGCCTGACGCCTTCAACGAGTGTAGGGGAATCTTCTTCATCGTTAATTAACCTCCCTGTCTCACGGTCAAAGAGTAGACCGAGCATACCTTGCAGAAATGCAGGGATTGCTCCTCTCTTCCGAAAATTTCGGAAGAGAGATGGGTCAATACCACCTTTAGATAGAGCTTGTTCAAAGTCTCTACAAAATAGTGGTAGGGTTATCGTCAAAAACGATAATCCCTCTTCTAAGACCCGTGACTTAATAGTATCTAAGTCACGTAAATCTGAGACATCAGCGATGCACTTGGC